TGCGGCTGTAAACATTAATAACTATGGCTACACCTAGGAAAGGAAAAGCAAAAGTAAAAGTAACAGCTAGCGGTAAAAAAGTTAGCTATGGACAAGCAGGATCAGCTAAGGGTGGAGGCCCAAGGGTAAAGCCAGGGACATCTAAAGGTGATAGCTATTGTGCTAGAAGTTTAGGTATCAAGAAAGGTCTTTCTAAGAGTAAACAAAACGATCCGAATACACCAAACAATTTATCTCGTAAAAGATGGAAATGTTCAGGGGCAAAATCCAGAAAATAAATATTAATATATGAATTGGTTAAGTAGATTATTAGGTAGCGGTACAAAAGGGTTGGGTAGTTTAGCTAAAGATATTAGAGAAGCTATTAAGGGTAAAGAATTAGATCCTAATAAACAACTTGATATTGCTGCTAAGCTAGCGGAAGTACAAACTAAAATTAACACAGCGGAAGCGTCTCATAGGTCTGTATTTGTTGCAGGCTGGAGGCCTTTCATAGGCTGGGTTTGTGGCTTTGGGTTATTGTATGCAGTATTGCTAGAACCTTTCCTTAGGTTTATATTTACAGTAAACGGATGGATTGTTTATGATTTTCCTATTGTAGATACAGCTATTACAATGCAAGTACTATTTGGAATGTTAGGATTAGCAGGGTTTAGATCATACGAAAAGAAAAACAATTTAACAAAATAACAAATAAAAAATGGGAAAGTATTTTAACTTAGAACAAGAAACAAAATTAATTTGCAGGGATGCAAAAGCAGTAACTAAAAGTGACACGAATTTTACAGAAGCATTTGTACCTAGAGGAGAAGCGACTTTATATGTAGGAGGTGCAGGAGATGTACACGTTAGAATGGCTGGAGACAGCAGTGATGCAACTGTAATTTTTAAGGGGGTAGCCGCAGGTTCTTTTTTACGTATAGTGGTAAAAGCCGTACTAGCTGCAACAACAGCTACTGAGATTTTAGCTATAAATTAGAATAATAATTGTATTACGATATGACTATACAAGATTTAAAAATTTACGGTATTAACAGTTTTACGCTTGGAATTTCAATGACTAGTTTAGACACAATTCTAAAAATATTTTTATTAGCGGCCAGTTTGGGGTACACTCTTCAAAAGTGGTATTTAATGAATAAAAAAGATAAAAACACTAAAACCTAAAATTCCTGTATTACAGGTAACTATAAATTAAGAAACTATTAATCAAATTAAATTAAACATTATGAGTAAAAAAGTTATGAGTAAAAAAGTTACTAAAATTACAAAGAAACAATTAGAAACAATTGTTGGGCAAAAAAACGTAACAGATCAACTAATTATTAATCTAGGAATGCTAGAAGCTAAAAAGCACGAGTTGCTACACGAATTTGCTATAGCTAGCGGGGAATTAGAAGATACTAAAAAAGATTTAGAAGCTGACTACGGTAAAATCAATATTGATTTACAAACTGGTATATTTACTAGAGCTGAGGATGAGCAAGATAGTTAGAAAAATAAGCATAGGCGCAGATTACAAAAGTGATGCAATGCATTATTCTGTAGGTCAAACCGTATATGGTGGCCACGAAATAATAGTTATACGCTTTGAAGAAAATGATGCCTCTTATAATATCTACATAAAGAAGAATAACGAGATTATGCCATGGAAGAAGTTTAATTCTAACATGGCTATATCCGTTGAATATGATCTAGAGTATTAATGAATAGTCTTGGCCAATTTATTGTTAAACCTTTTAATGATCGGTATAACAACAAAATAAAAGTAGGTGATAAAGATTTAATTACTAATACTCAAATAGAGGATTGGAGATCTGTTAGCAAAGAAGCTATTGTTGTTTCAGTACCTTCTGTTGTGAAAACAGATATAAGACCCGGTGATAAAGTAATACTGCATCATAATATATTTAGAAGATGGTACGACGTTCGAGGTCTTGAAAGAAATGGTTCTACATTTTTTAAAGAAGATTTATATTTCGCAAACTCTGATCAAATATATATGTACAAAAGGAACGATACTTGGAGTGCTAATATGCACTATTGCTTTGTATCACCTATTGTTGAAACAGACGTTTTAAAGAGCCAAAAAGAAAAAGAACTTGTTGGTATACTAAAATACGGTAATAAGTCCTTAGAAGACGCTAAAATACTACCTGGTGATTTAATTGGGTTTAAACCTAACTCTGAGTTTGAGTTTGTTTTTGAAAACAAGCGTTTATATTGTATGAAATCAAATGATATTGTAATTAAATATGAATACAAAGGAGACGAAAAAGAATATAATCCAAGCTGGAAAAATAGCCGTTGAGGAATTAATTAAAGTAGCTAAAGAAGCTATTGTAGATTCACAAGAAGATTTATCAGCAGATAAACTTAAGAACGCAGCAGCAACTAAAAAGCTGGCTATATTCGATGCTTTTGAAATACTTGCTAGATTAGAGGAAGAAGAAGAAAGGTTAGAAGAAAAACCTAAAGAAGAAAAGAAACAAGCTTTCAAAGGCTTTGCTGAAGGACGATCCAAATAATGTACAAGCAATCTTTATACGAAATAAATACCAATCATATAAAGCCGCAAATTATAAAGCGGATGAATAGGTATAAAAAATGGGAGTATGGTTATAATGCTGAACATGACATTGTGGTTATTAGCAAAACTGGAAAAATTGGAGAAATATATACTATCCAAAATTTTAACATCGCTTTACCTGAAGAACCAAAAAGTTCGCAAAAGCGTTCAGCTAAAAAAGAGGAACAGTATTGGGAAAAATCAGAGTATCCGAAAGAGTTAGCAAAAATAAAAAGTGTTTTTGATTGGGAAAGATATTCTAGTGATTTTAAAGAAAAATGGTACGAATATATAGATAAAGAATTTGGAAAAAGAGAACAAGGTTTTTGGTTTTATAACAATGGTAAGTCTACTTATATCACTGGTACTCATTACATGTACTTGCAGTGGTCCAAAATTGATGTTGGGAGCGCAGACTTTAGAGAGTCAAACAGGTTATTTTACATCTTCTGGGAAGCTTGTAAAGCAGACAAAAGATGTTACGGTATGTCATATCTCAAGAATAGACGTTCAGGATTTTCATTCATGGCGTCTGGGGAGACGGTCAATATGGCCACAATATCAACGGATTCACGGTTCGGGATTTTGTCCAAATCTGGCTCCGATGCTAAGAAAATGTTCACAGATAAAGTTGTACCCATTTCGAGTAACTACCCGTTCTTCTTTAAACCAATCCAAGACGGTATGGACAGGCCGAAAACAGAACTCGCGTACAGAATCCCCGCATCGAGGCTCACAAGGCGCAAGCTTAACGAAGGACAAACGGAAGAAGAATTAGCAGGATTAGATACAACTATTGACTGGAAAAATACAGGGGATAACTCATATGATGGGGAAAAATTAAAACTACTAATACACGATGAAAGTGGAAAGTGGGAAAGACCTGACAATATATTAAATAACTGGAGGGTAACAAAAACATGTTTAAGATTAGGTAGTAAAATAGTAGGCAAGTGTATGATGGGTTCAACATCAAACGCTTTAGAAAAAGGTGGTAATAACTTTAAGCAACTATACGGCAATTCAGATGTTAAAAAACGAAACCGCAACGGACAGACTAGTTCAGGACTATATTCTTTGTTCATACCTATGGAATGGAACTACGAGGGATACATTGACGCTCATGGATTACCTGTATTCGATACGCCCGAAAAACCTGTAAAAGGTGTGGATGGGGAGTTAATTGATATGGGTGTTATAGAACATTGGCAAAATGAAGTTGAAGGATTAAAAGACGATCAGGATGGTTTAAACGAATACTATCGTCAGTTTCCAAGAACAGAAAAGCATGCGTTTAGAGACGAAGCCAAAGAGTCTATTTTTAATCTTACTAAAATATACGAGCAAGTAGATTACAACGAAGATTTAAAAAATACTTCTGTAGTAACAACAGGTAGTTTTGCTTGGGCAAACGGAATGAAAGATTCTAAAGTAGTGTTTTATCCTAACAAGGATGGAAGATTTAAAGTATCTTGGGTTCCGCAATATGATTTACAAAATAAAATTATAATAAAAAACGGTATTAAGTATCCAGGTAATGATCATATGGGTGCATTCGGATGTGACAGTTACGACATATCAGGTACTGTTGATAAAAGAGGATCTAACGGTGCTTTGCACGGTTTAACTAAGTTTAGTATGGAGGATGCTCCTCCTAATTGTTTTTTCTTAGAGTATATAGCACGACCACAAACTGCTGAAATGTTTTTTGAAGATGTGTTAATGGCATGTATATTTTATGGTATGCCTTTACTTTGTGAAAATAACAAACCTAGATTACTATATCATTTCAAAAGAAGAGGTTACAGAGGTTACAGTATGAACAGACCGGATAAGGTTTGGAACAAACTATCAGTTACTGAAAGAGAAATAGGTGGAATACCTAACTCCAGTGAGGATATAAAACAAGCACACGCTGCGGCAATCGAATCTTATATAGAAACACACGTTGGTTACAACGGGGAAACGTATGGCAATATGTATATGCAACGAACATTAGAAGATTGGGCTAAGTTTAATATAAACAATAGAACAAAACACGATGCTTCCATTAGTTCGGGATTAGCAATTATGGCTTGCAATAAGAATAGGTATAGGCCTGTAGCTGTTAGAGAAAATAAAGCTATAAGTTTACCTTTTAAAAGATATGATAATAAAGGATCAACTTCGCAAATAATAAAATAAATGATAGAAACTAATTATAATAGTTCTTTTCCTAGTCAAACTGTTAGTGATGACGAAAAAGCTAGTTCAGAATATGGCTTACAAGTAGCTAGAGCTATTGAACACGAATGGTTTGGAAGTTCCAGATCTTCACAAAATAGGTTCTCGTCTAATTACGGCGCGTTTCACCAGCTTAGATTATACGCTAGAGGCGAACAATCTATTCAAAAATACAAAGATGAATTATCTATAAACGGTGATTTATCTTATCTTAATTTAGACTGGAAGCCAGTACCTATTATACCCAAGTTTGTAGATATTGTTGTAAATGGTATGTCTCATAAAACATACGATATAAAAGCTTATGCTCAGGATCCTGAGTCTAGCAAGAAAAGAACAGATTATGTTTCAGCTATTGTAGCCGATATGAGAACTAAAGAGTTCAATGAACAAATGATGTCTAAGCTAGGGATGGATACTTATAATGTTGAAAATCCGGAAATGCTTCCTGAAAATGAAAATCAACTAACTCTTCACATGCAGCTTGACTATAAACAAAATATAGAAATAGCTCAAGAAGAAATAATAAATAACGTTTTAGATAACAATAAATATACTTTAACTGAACGTAGGCTACATGCCGATTTAACAATTATAGGTATTGCTGCTACTAAGACTAGTTTTAATAAGGCAGAAGGAATTACAATTGATTATGTAGACCCTGCGTGTTTAGTTTATTCTTACACAGAAGATCCTAACTTTGAAGATTTATATTACGTAGGTGAAGAAAAAGAACGCACTATAGCAGAAGTTGCTAAAGAATTTCCAGCTTTAAATAACGATGAGTTAAAAGAGATCGAAAGAATGTCAAATTCACGTAACTATACAAGTGGATATAGTAGCAGTGATGACGGTAAAGTTTGTTTAATGTATTTTGAATACAAGACTTATATGAACCAAGTCTTTAAAATTAAAAAAACAGATCAAGGACTTGAAAAGGCAATTGAAAAATCAGATAGTTTTAATCCACCTGAAAATGATTCGTTTAAAAAAGTGTTTAGAACTATAGAAGTTTTATATACGGGTGTTAAAATTTTAGGTAATAATAAAATGTTAAAGTGGGAAATGTCTGAGAATATGACAAGACCATTTGCGGATACTACTAAGGTAGCTATGAATTATTCTATTTGTGCACCTAAAATATATAAGGGTAAGATAGAATCTTTAGTTAGTCGTATAACAGGCTTTGCCGATATGATTCAACTAACTCATTTAAAGCTACAACAAGTTATGTCTAGGATAGTGCCGGATGGTGTGTTTTTAGATATGGATGGTTTAGCTGAAGTTGATTTAGGTAACGGAACATCATACAATCCAGCAGAAGCATTAAATATGTATTTTCAAACAGGTAGTGTTGTTGGTAGATCGTTAACGCAAGATGGTGAATTAAACAGAGGTAAAATACCTGTACAAGAATTATCTTCGTCATCAGGTCAAGGAAAAATATCAGCTCTTATAAATACTTATCAGTATTACTTACAAATGATAAGGGATGTAACGGGGTTA